CACACACCGCAGAGTTGGCTGTGGGCTTTGGCCGGAAGGTTCGCAACCTTGTTTCGTCGGAGGATTACAAGAAGGTCTTTGGGACTCAGTTGTCCAGTGACTCGAAGGCTGCTGGGAGATGGAACACAGACAAGGGCGGAGACTACTTCGCTATTGGTGTGGGTGGGGCGGTGACGGGTAAGGGTGCGGATCTGTTGATCATTGACGATCCTCATAGTGAGCAGGAGGCGAAGCAGGGGAACCCTGCTGTGTATGACGCTGTGTATGAGTGGTACACCTCTGGACCGAGACAGCGTTTACAGCCAGGGGGTGCGATCATTGTTGTGATGACCCGGTGGTCCAAGAAGGACTTGGCCGGGCAGCTCTTGAAGAACTCTTCAAAAGATGGCACGGATGACTGGGAGATCATCGAGTTCCCGGCCATTCTTCCTTCTGGAACTCCCTTGTGGCCTGGGTTCTGGAAGAAGGAGGAGTTGGAGTCGATCAAGGCTGAGATCCCTGTAGCCAAGTGGGAGGCTCAGTACCAGCAGAACCCGACCTCGGAAGAGGGGGCGATAGTTAAACGAGAGTACTGGAAGATATGGGAGGGGGAGAGCCCTCCGCCGTGCCAGTACATCATCCAGTCTTGGGACACCGCTTTTGAGACATCCAACAGGGCTGACTACTCGGCATGCACCACCTGGGGGGTGTTTGACCGGGAGGATAGGCATGGGAACATGGTTCCCAACATCATCCTTCTGGATGCGTTGAAACAGCGAATGGAGTTCCCGGACCTGAAGAGGAAGGCTGTGGAGCTTTACAGGGAATGGAGCCCTGACACGACGATCATCGAAAAGAGGGCCGCTGGCGCTCCTTTGGTGTATGAGCTTCGTAAAGCCGGGGTTCCGGTCTCTGAATACACCCCCTACAAAGGGCAGGACAAGATCTCCCGGGTGAATGCCGTGGTGGATCTGTTTGCCTCCGGGATGGTTTGGAGACCTGACCGGAGGTGGGCGGAGGAGGTTTCTGAAGAGATGGCAGAGTTCCCTTATGGGGAGCATGATGACTTGACTGACTCTGCCTCTCAGGCATTGATGAGGTTCCGCAAGGGAGGCTTCATCTCCATCGCTTCGGATGAGCCTGATGAGATGGCTTACAGACGGCCAGTCAGTTATTATTGATGCGTTTACAAGGACAAGACATGGCAACAAACATTGACCGGGCGATGGTGCCTGCTGATCGCCCGGTGGTTTCTGAGTCCGTCATGGAAATTGAGATTGAGAACCCGGATCGGGTGACCGTTGGCATGGATGGTCTGGAGGTTGTCCTTGAGCCGGAGGAGGCCGCAGAAGAGTTTGGGGCGAACCTCGCGGAGTTCATGGATGAGGGGGCACTGAGTTCTCTTGCCTCTGAACTTGTGGAGCTTGTAGATGCGGACATCAACTCCCGCAAAGACTGGACCGAGATGTACATCAAGGGTCTGGAGGTCTTGGGGATGAAGTATGAAGAGAGGACGGAGCCGTGGTCTGGGGCTTGTGGGGTGTTCTCTCCTCTTTTGACAGAAGCTGCTGTCAGGTTCCAGTCAGAAATGATTGTGGAGACCTTCCCTGCTCAAGGGCCGGTTAAGACTCAGATCATTGGGGAGATCACCAGAGTCAAGGAAGAGGTGGCTGATCGTGTCCGGGAGGATATGAACGTCACCCTGACCGAGAAAATGGTGGACTACAGGTCCGAGCATGAGCGGATGCTGTATTCCCTGGGCCTGTCAGGTGCGGCATTCAAGAAGATCTACCCGGATGACAACACGGCACTCCCCGCCGCTCCCTTTGTCCCGGCGGAAGATCTCATCATTCCCTACGGCGCATCTAACATTTACACGGCCGAGCGCGTCACTCATGTGATGCGTAAGACGAAGAATGAGATCCGTAAGCTACAAGTCAGCGGGTTCTACCGGGATGTGGAGTTGGGAGAGCCCGCGCAGTTCTTCACGGACATCGAGAAGAAGAAAGCAGAGGAGCAAGGTTTCAGTCTCCAGGATGATGATCGGTATCGGATCTTTGAGATCCATGCCGATCTGGATCTCCCGGGATATGAAGAGGACGTTGCCCTCCCATATGTGGTAACCATTGAGAAGGGCAACAACACCGTTCTGTCCATCCGGCGAAACTGGGAAGAGGATGACGAGAAAAATCAGAAGCGTCAGCACTTCGTCCAGTACACCTACATCCCCGGGTTTGGTGCCTATGGGCTAGGGTATATCCATCTAATCGGTGGATATGCGCGAGCAGGCACTTCCCTTATTAGGCAACTGGTAGATGCGGGAACCTTGAGCAACCTCCCTGGGGGCCTGAAGGCCCGGGGTTTGAGAATCAAGGGAGACGACACCCCGATTGCCCCTGGAGAGTTCCGGGATGTTGATGTTCCTTCTGGTACGGTCAAAGAGAACATCATGCCCCTTCCGTACAAGGAGCCCAGCCAAGTTCTGGCGTCTCTCTTGGATCGGATCACGGAAGACGGGCGAAGACTCGCGGCCATCGCTGATCTGAAGGTCAGTGATATGTCCGCTCAGGCGCCCGTGGGGACCACCCTGGCTATCCTGGAGCGGCAACTCAAAACCATGAGTGCCGTCCAGGCCCGGGTCCACGCAAGTCTTCGGATGGAGTTCAAGCTCCTGAAGAAGATCATCAGGGACTTCATGTCTCCGGCGTATTCCTATGTCCCAGAGGGTGGGAACAGGTCGTTGAAACAGTCCGACTACGACATGGTGGAGGTGATCCCGGTCAGTGATCCCAATGCGGCCACCATGGCTCAGCGGATCATGCAGTACCAAGCGGCCCTCCAACTGGCCCAAGGTGCCCCTCAGATCTATGACCTTCCAAAGCTCCACAGGCAGATGTTGGAGGTTTTGGGGATCAAGGATGCAGAAAAGCTGGTTCCGACCTCCGATGATCAAAAGCCAAGGGATCCGGTGTCGGAGAACATGGCCGTCCTTCGTATGCAGCCCGTCAAGGCGTTTGCATACCAGGATCATCAGGCCCACATGGCTACCCATCAGGCATTCATGCAAGACCCGAACATCGCTGCGACCCTGGGTCAGAACCCCATGTCTCAGCAAATGATGGCTTCGCTAATGGCTCACATGGCAGAACATGCGGCGTTTGCCTACCGGGCCCAGGTAGAGATGCAGTTGGGCGTGACCCTTCCAGAGTTGGACGAGGAAAACAACGCCCCCATCGCCCCGGAGGATGAAAAGGCACTTGCTCCTCTTATCGCGGCGGCAGCACAGAGGACGATGGTGCAGAACCAAGCCATGTTTGCCCAACAACAAGCTCAACAACAGGCACAAAACCCTGAATTGCAGCTTCAACAGGCAGAACTTCAGCTTCGGACACAAGAACTGCAGCGAAAGAAGGCCGATAGTCAGCGAGATTTCCAAATTGCCCAACAGAAAATCGCCCTTGAGCAAGGGCGAATCAAGGCTGAAATGCTCAAGGAACAGTCCAGACTGCGGTCACAAGCCGCCCAGACGGACAAAAAGCTGCGGACGGACCTTGTCAAGACCATGGTTCGCCCGTCTCAGCAGAAACAACAGTCAAAACCCACCCAGTAATGACTGAAATCAGTCCGAAACGTCCAAAAACGGCATTTCAGACATTTTGAAACCTCCGAAAGGAGCTTTATGGCAACCACTGCGTTCTCCGTGGTGCTAAAAGAGATTGAAGACAGGCGCGAGCAAATCGCCCAAGCCCTCATCTCCGGCGGCGCACGGGACTTTTCTGAGTACAAGTCCATGACCGGCGAGATCCGAGGTCTATCGCAGGCTCATGTTTACATCATTGACCTCGTAGACCGACTTAAAAGGCTTGAAGATGAGTGAACTACTCCTGTCCGACGGGCAGTGCGAAACCGTTCTGCCCCAAACACCAGAGGAAAAGGCCCGTCAGGTGCCCGATCCAAGGACGTATCACATCCTCTGCGTCCTGCCAAAGTCCGAAGAGTCCTATGAAAGTGGCCTTCTGAAGGCCGGTCAGACGATGCACTTCGAGGAGGTTCTGTCCCCGGTGCTGTTCGTCATGAAGATGGGTCCGGACTGCTACAAAGACCCCATTCGGTTCCCCTCCGGCCCCTCCTGCAAGGTGGGCGACTTCATTCTTGTCCGTCCGAACAGCGGCACTCGGATCAAGATCCACGGACAAGAGTTCCGAATCATCAATGACGACAGCGTTGAAGCCGTCGTTCAAGACCCGCGTGGCATTCAGAGGGCATAACCATGGACAAAGAAGAGTTCAAGTTCCCTGACGAAGTTCAGGTGGTCGCTGACGACAAGAAGGTTGATTTCGAGATCGAAGGTGACGCAGAGATCGAGGTGGTGGACGACACCCCGGAGCAGGATAAGAACCGGCCTCTAATGAAGGAGGCGCCTGCGGATGTCACTGACGACGAGTTGGCGAAATACTCCGAGGGGGTCAAGCAGCGCATCCAACACTTCTCCAAGGGTTACCACGAGGAGCGCCGGGCAAAAGAATCGGCGCTGCGAGAGCGGGAAGAGGCACTGCGTCTCACCCAAAGGCTTCTGGAAGAGAACCAAAAGCTCCAGAAGTCGGCAGGACAAAGCCGGCAAGTAGCCATCGAACAGGCCAAAAAAGCCGTCGAAGGCGAACTGGACGCGGCCCGGAAGAAGTATGAAAAGGCTTATGAAGAAGGCGATGCCAAGGCAGTTCTTGCTGCCCAGGAAGAGCTTTTCTCAGTCAAGCTGAAGGCGGAAAAACTGGCGGCATTCCGTCCGCCCGAACCCACCCCTGTACAAACGCCGGAAAATGTTGTACAAACGCCGCCGACGCCACAAGTTGAC